TTATCCTTCTGCCCGGTTAGGGTCTTCACACTATATTGGGAAGTGTGGCGCCTTTTGACGACTAGTGAAATTACATCACCACGGACAAGTAATCCTAGTAACACTTGGGAGTTGATAGTTCCGACTATTTTACAACCTCATCCTCTCCTGGTGGGGAGATCCGCGAGATACTAACACATATGGGATTTCGTTGATCACGATTATTGGTTCTATTGCGCTTAATGCGTCTTACACGTATATCCATTTTTCGGGGACCACGGGTGAGGTGGCAGATCGTTCGTTCCTCGCATTTGGTGTCTGCGGCTTTATACCCTATTTTGCCATATTTCAAGGGACGGCAATGAATGTTGGTTTGATTGAATTGGTCAGTCACCCAACCATCAACTAGACAAGCATGTTGTTGACTTGTTATCGTAGTCACACGACCTTTGTTCGGTGTGGTCCATAGTGCTTAGCCCACTATTAGCTCCTTTGGTGGGTGTGGTCCCATTGACATGTGTGGCTTCTCGCCCCACACTAGCGCCTTTGTACGGTGTGGTCCGTCGAGCTCACTCGTTTTCCTTTACCAGGTGTGGTCCTGTTGGAACTAGATCATAAAACCCAGTATTTCTGCTGATTCCATCAGTGCTGGTGATGCTTGGTTGAATGCAACTGCTATTTTGCCTGCCCAAGATGCTACCCCAGTGATACTTCTTCCGATCAGGTCTATCACATCTCCACCATTAGCGTTTACAGCATAGCTGTATTGGGTGTGTCCGGTGTTACCCGGTACCTGTTGTACATTGCCAATGGGTAGTGTGGATGCTCTGACCGCTAGGTCTCCTGGTGGGACGTCTACATGGTTCACCCCCACGTCGATCGATGAATTCTCACCGAACTCCATCGGATCGCAGTGGATCGTCATGGTACCGCTGAATGGCTCTCGAAATCGTAGTCGAGTGCAATCAGTAGGCACCTTAGTGATGGTTGAGTTGTAAATGTATGCTTCATGGCCCACTGTGCCATCGTGTGACACGTCGATCTTAAGCGTGGACTTTGGGTTCATGTGATTCTCTGGTGCTATTCGTAACTCCATCGACGTTGTGCCATTATATGGTGTCAACGCGAATGGTGAAAAGCCACTTGCGGTACTATCACCTGTGAATTCCATCCAAGCGCTCTTGGCGTGGTCATCCCCAACTTTGGGTCCCCTTAGTGTGACATCATACTCAATGAATAGATCGCCAAACTGGATGTCTGTGTTGGTGTTCATAACTACAGCTACGAAATAACCAACATCAGATAATCTCAGCTCATTGGCGTCTACTAATCCATGGTGTAGAGCACGAACGTGGAGTTCCTTAGTGAGGTGATACTTCTTGAGATCCATGTTCATGGCATCATAGACAGCACCCCTAACGCAAGACTCAGCGTTGAATAGCTGATTCCTACGACTGGGTACAGTATCTGCGGGATCATAAACAGCGACCAGAGCAAGGCCACCTTGAGTGGTCGTCGGACAACTCGGTTTATACGAAATCCGAATACTGTTGAACTTGTATTTCTCGAATCTCGTTGCCAAGCCCGACAACCATGGGAAGGTGGTACCATCCCCTGGATTAACTGAATAACGGAGAGGTGCATGTTTAACAAAACCAAGTCCAGTAAGACTTGGTCTCTCGAAAGCCGCATTCTCAACGTCAATTGGGTTAATGTACTCACGATGCCTAACCCTAAGCATGCCGTCACTTCCTTGTACGCGAGGACGACGTGTCGCGGTTTGTTTTGTGTTTGAAATAAATTTAGGAAAGCCTTAATTTAAGCAGAGTGGATGCTTCAGTCCACAAAGCCGATCGCCCTCTAGTTCTCACCTACTGGATGTTCATCACATCTACGGGCACGAGGACTAGCAACCTGTTCTAAATAGAACTCCCATTACTCACAAAGCGCTACCAGGAAGACTAAGGACTCATTGTCTTCCCGGTCCGTAACCAGAGTGAGCATTTCCAATCCTGGCGGGCGCAGTATATACGTCTTCCTTACGGCTTACAGCGGTGTATCTGCCTGTTCCCCCATTGCTACGGTTTGATCAGGATCATACGACCATGTGACCTCCCCCTTTATCGGAGGTGACCACTGCAGCTTCATCTTATCATCAAAATAACATTCTAACGACATTTGTTCATCCGGTGTTATGTCAAACGCATGGTAAAAACTTATGCGCGACTTCCAGCTGATGTCCAAGTTCCGATACTCCATACCAGCAGTCAGATCACTCCTAAATTTATAGTAGTAATCATCCTTATCTGGTATCCAAGGGTAGCTGCTGCGTGCTATCCACTTGTAGAAGCTCCTGAATATTGGCACTCCATCTGATCCAGCCAAACCACACCCCGCTACCGCTCCCATCCACTTGTGGTAGACTTTGCGTGAGGCGAGGTGTTTCGTTGTGACTAAATCTGAATAGAGGCGTTTGGTAGGTCTAGGTATCAATCTGTATTTATCGTTGATACACACTGGTCTAGCTTGGCAAAACTCAATCTGCTCCAGCTGTGTGTATATCCCATCATAACACATGGTAATACCCATACGCTTAAACCAATATTCCAATCCTTTCCTGAACTGCTTGACATGTTGTGATTCCATAATTATCACACAATCATCCCCATCATTGAGCATTTTGGCCTTTCCTTCGAGGCCCACATGTTTCATATAGCTGTTCATCAAACAGCACATGATTATCACGTTACCCAAACTCGTGTTCATATCCCCTGACATTCGATTTCCTACTACTTGGTACTTAATAGAGCCACCGGCTTTGTCGTAATATCTTCCCACGTTTACCATTTGATGTCGTAACAGATAATTCAGAGTTGGCATCAAGTCACCCACTCCCGTGGATGCTGCTCTGTAAAAATCATGTTCGATGTTCAAAAGTAATGGATTTATGTGTTGGTCAAATCTCGACGCATCAAGACCAATTGCAACTGGGTCATCGTAGCTGCTCCACATATCATGTATCACACTTCCTCGAGTATCCATACTCATCCCCTTTGCCACTGTCCTGTGGTCTCCAACTGGATCAAAGATCCTGTCAATATATTCAAACAATCTATGTTCCAAATGCTTGATATACCTACCCATCATGACATTATACCTGGGTGATCGTGGTTGAATCGCTCTTGGGGCCCCGCCGGGCTTCCTGTATTCGTCCTTCGTAAATGTCTTCACCCTACAGTCCGCATCACCTAACAACTTCTCATTAAGTGATTCCACCGCTTGCTTATAAACTTTAAGCTTCGCTCCGCCGTAACATGCCAGAAATTCATCGGTTGTTAACGGGCTAACTCGGCCATATTCGCTTATCATCTTATACATCTGCATACGGAATGATTCGGTCTGTTGTAAGATATGTGTTTGTGCGATCTGAATTCGTGCCATGGTGTTAAAACCAGGGTATAATTCAACGTCGTAGGGTTTAGGTGCGGGCCTAAAACCCCCACGATTGTCCTTGGTAAAGAATACTCTCTCCAGGATCGCGTGGGACACACTATCTATGTCATTATTGGGCATATCCCAATTGGGTCCATTACCGCGTCTAACTCGGTAATATACCCTGGCCTCCTGGCCACTTGCCTGCCTAGCTCTCTTTACACGGAATGTGTTACCACCTCTGAACCGTCTATAGTTTGCATTAATCTCATCAATTTGAGATGATGCTACCTTAGACTTGGAAGAGGTTCCATGTAAAAGCGCTAAGCCGCTTCATTCTTCCGTAACCTCCACAACCTGCTCGTTGCGGGGGTCCTGTCGGCTAGTCGCGCCCATGGTCTTCAACATCTGTAGTGTATCTATTGATTCCTGAGTCGGTATCCAAAACATGCCTGCTGCATATTGGATTAACAACTCAGCATCACATTCTCGTAGATTCACGTAGTTTGTTGTGCCTAGTTTGCGATTCGCTGCCACCCTCTTTGCAATATCCGATCTGACCAACATCCGATTCCTTGGGGAATCTTTAATTGGCCCAAATCGTTGTCTTGCTTGAGACGCGATTTCTCCCGACAGTACGGGTATTCGATGAACTTTGCGTTTTCTGTTTCGCTTCCTTCTGCTGGAGCTCACATGAACACATTGTTCATCAAATCGGGACGGTGGTTGTCCCCTTGGTTCGTTCACCAACGCGATGCAGTCTGTTACTGGTGGGACAATGACCACGTCACTGTCCACGACTGCAAGTAATGCCCCAACCTCCATGGGGTCCTCATTTGGCTCGATCCAATCAACAAGATTATTATTAACTGATCGAACCACGCGCCGACAACAGTGAACTCTACTGTTGCCGGTAATTTTAGGTTGTAGATTTGCTAGCCAAGCCACTACTTTCCTACGGATATTCTGAACCATCGTCTGTTGTTCAACGTACACGTCACCACTGATTTCCACCCCATAGCCCATGCTAGGTGCGGTATCACTTGCTTCTGTGAGTGTGCGTCGTTCAACGTCCTTTGGTCGGGAACCTCCCGCATCCCCCATGGTACCACCCACGGGTTCTGCTCTGCCTTTATTTGTATTATT